CGCGCCGAGCAAGCGGAGCGTGACGCCGAAGCCCGCGCCGAGCGCGCAGCCGCAGCCGAACGCCAGCGCCAGGCCGACGAGCAGGCCCGCCTGCAAGCTGAAGCCAAGGCCCGCGAGGCAGACATCGCGCACAAGACCGCCGTGCTGACCTCCATCAAAGAGGCATTCATGGGCGCTGGCGTCACCGAAGAACAGGCCAAGGCCATCATCAACATGATCCGCAAGGGCGAAGTGCCCAGCGTGTCGATCACCTATTGAGGAAGCCATGAACACAGCAATTGCCCAGCGGCAGGACAACACTGCCGTAGCTAAGGCCGGCGAATCGGCCACCATCCTGCAAATCATCCAGCAAGTCGCGATGAGCCCGAACGCCGACATCGACAAGATGGAGCGACTGATGGCGATGCATGAGCGGTTCCAGGCGCAGCTGGCCAAGCAGCAATACGATGAAGCTCTGGCACAGATGCAGGAAGAGCTGCCGGTCATCGGCGAGCGTGGCGGCATCAAAGACAAGAACGGCCGCATTCAAAGCACGTATGCGCTTTGGGAAGATATCAACGAGGTCATCAAACCGGTTCTGGCCCGGCATGGATTCGCGATTACTTTCCGCACGCCGCGCAATGACAAAGGCATCGAGGTTGAGGGCGTTCTGAGCCATCGAGCCGGCCACCGCGAAACGACCTCCCTGCTGCTTCCGGCAGACGTCAGCGGCAACAAGAACGGCGTCCAGGCGGTCGCGTCCAGTGTCAGCTACGGCAAGCGCTACACGGCTGGAGCCCTGCTGAACTTCACCACTACCGGCGAAGACGACGACGGTAACGGCGCGGTCGTAACGGCGCGCGTTACCTCGGTGCAGGCCGCGCAGCTGGCCATGCTTCTGGAGCAATGCAGCGATAAGGCCAAGGAGTCGTTCGCAGCGCTCCACGGCACGCCGGCATCTGTCGAAAAGGCCATGTTCGACCATGTGCTCGCGGCCCTCACAAAGTCAGCCGCAAAGGCCAAGGAGGCGTCCAGTGCAAATCATTCGTGACGTTGAGCAAGGGTCGGCCGATTGGCTGGCCCTGCGCCTAGGCATAGTGACCTGCTCCGAACTGGAGTGCCTGCTGGTCAACGGAAAAGGGCAAGCCGGCTTCGGTGCCGGCGCCTTCACCTACATGGACACACTCATCGGCGAGCGCATCACCGGCGAGGCTGCAGACCCATTTAGCGGCAATCGGCACACCGAGCGCGGCCATGAGCTGGAGGCTGTCGCGCGCGGCCTTTACGAGGCACGAGAGGAAGTCACCGCAGAACAAGTGGCGATCATCCTGAATCACGGCATCGGCTATTCGCCGGACTCGCTGATCGGCACTGACGGCCTTACCGAGATCAAGACGAAACTTCCCAAGTTTCAAGTCGGTGTGATCCTCGCCGGCGAGATACCAAAAGAGCACGTCGCGCAGTGCCAGGGTGGGCTATGGGTGTCCGACCGGGAATGGATCGACTTCGTGTCCTACTGGCCGGGCATGCCCCTCTTCGTCAAGCGTGCATACCGCGACGAGGCGTTGATTCGCAAGATCAGCGAACGCGTCTCCACCTTCTACGAGCTGCTCGAAGAGCGCATGAATCGGGTCATGGGCATTGCCGCCTAACCCAACAACCAAGGAGCCGATATGGCACAGCTATTTGGACTGGCCCGCCTGGGCCGCGACGCGGAAGTTCGATTCACGCAGGCTGGAAAGCCTGTAGCCACCCTGGCACTGGCGTTCGATTACGGGAGGAAGGAGAACGGCAAGCGTCCGTCTCAGTGGGTAGACGCAGCGTTTTGGGGTGAGCGAGCCGAAGTTCTGGCGCCTTACCTCCTTAAAGGCCAACAGCTGAGCGTGACGGTCGATGACGTGCACATCGAAACCTTCCAAAAGAATGACGGCACGCAGGGCCACAAGCTGACCGGGCGCGTATCAAACATCGAATTCGCGGGAAGCGCGCCGCAGCAGAACGGGCAGAGCCAGCCTCCAGCGCAAGCAGCACCACGCCAGCAAGCTCAGCCGCAACAGCCGGCCGCACGCCAGCAACCGGCGCCTGACTACGACAGCTTCGACGATGACATCCCCTTTGCCGACCCCTACCGCGGCGCCCGCTCGCTGCTGATCTGATCCACCGGGCGCCCCGCGCGCCCTCATCCCGGTACATCCCATGACATTTTGCAACCTAACCCCAGCGGGCCGGGCGGCTGATGCTGCCTGGCTTTCACGACTCGTCGCCGAATCTGGCGTACCCATCCAGCAGGTCGAAGGCTTCCGCGAAGTGAAGCCCATTGAGCGCAAGCGCTGGCACGACCCGACGACCGTACTCAAGCGCCGCCGCGATCCGAAGCGAGAGTTGGCGGCATTCGCCCGCAAGGCACTGGAGCAGATGGCATGAGATTCAGCGAAGCGATCGACGCCATCCGCCACGCGGCGTACCGGGCAGAAATCACTGGCAAGCCGTGGGGCGTCTACGCGCTTGCCCAATACCACGTCGCGCCGCTTGGTGACCTGAGCGAGGCGGCACTGCTGGAGGTGTGCCAGCCATGAGCTGCATCGTGACCCTCTACTCCATCGACAACCGAGTGTCGCGGCCAGTAGTTCGCGGCACTGAGCCCCGGCGCCCTTCGGACTGGAAAGCCAGCGCGTGGTTCGTGCTGCCGAACGGCGAGAAGCACACCCACAGCGCGATGGCCCGCGGCGAAACAGTCAGCGGCCTCGTCGCCTACATGGGCGCCCTGATCGACAGCCTGATTGCTGATCACGGCAACCAGGTATCTAGCGCCGGCTGGACGGCCACAACGCACGGAGGCCGCAGGAAATGACCCTACGCGACCAAGGATTCCGCTACTGCCTGTCGCCGGATCGCACGCACTCGCGCTGGCTGCACCCGAACGAACTCAAGGCCACGCACAGCGACTGGATGGACGTGACCGACACGCCTACTGACGAGCTGGTCGCGCTGATCTGCTGGCAGGACAAGCCCTTGCCCCACGGCGAGGCCGAATGCCTTGCGGTGCAGGAGTCGCTGCCGCTGTGAACGCACCAATCTTCTGCCGCACGGACGGCAAGCGGATCGGCCAATGCGCCTGTTTCCGCTGCCGCCCACCCACACAGGACAAAGGACATGACACAGAGCGAACTGAAAGAACTGAAGACAATCGGCGTTGAGCTGGGGGCTGCGAAGGCGGAGAACGATAGGCTGCGCGGGTTGTTGCGTGAGGCGGCAATCACCTTGGACGGATGGAGGAATACCGATGAACTGGATGATCTGGCAGAGAAAATCACTGCCGCACTAACCCAGCAGGCCGAGCCCGCCGACACCTACACCGCCGTCGACATGGCCACAGCCGCAGCGCAGGGGTTCAGGGATGGGCAGGCGGCAGTAGAGCAAGCAGCGGCGCAGGATGAGCGGGAGGCCTTTGAGGCTCGCATGATTTTGGAGGCTGGACCTGGCGCAGCCGATCTATGGATCAAGGGAAATCCCGGCGCCGGATACTCGAACGAGCGCGTCAACGATCACCGGTTCGGCTGGGTAGCGTGCCTGGAGTGGATGGCCACCCGCCCCGCGCAGACCGAGCAGCAGCCGCTCATGTGGGTGAGTCGTGTCCTTAAGGGCTCGCTAGTCGGCAAGCTGATCCAAGTTGATCCGAATTCACCGCCGAATTCCGCATTGTATGGGGAGCCATTTGCGGTTTACGCCGCCCCCATCGCGCAGACCGCCCCGCAGCCGGAGCAGAGTGGGCTGAACGATGACAGCAAGGAAGCGGCGATGCAGAGAGCATTCGAGCTTGGCGGGCTAGAGGATGGCAGCTACCACCTCGAATCCGACGAACTGGAGCTGGTTATCCGCGCCGCCCTATCCGCCCAAGGAGGTGAGTGATGGTCAGTGAGTTCGACCGGAAAGGCCCAGCGCACGCCGCCTTCGAGGCATTGGAGCGCGCCAGCGGGCACCGCATTAGCAATTACGGATGCTGCGTCTATGCCGATGACGATCAGGATAGTCGCTGGCGTTCGTTTGAGCGGGCATGGCCGGAAATCCAGACTGCCGCCCTGTCAGCCGTGACCGCCGAGCGGGACGGCCTTGCAGCGGCACGCATGGCCTACGCAAACGAGTTTGCACCGGATGAACACGGCGACCCGGATGTAGGGAGTGTGCACGCAAACATCTGCGCGCTGAAGGCCGAGCGGGATAGGCTGCGGTCAAAATGGGCACGAGTAGAGTCCGAGCGGGATAGGCTCCTCGCCGAGGTTGAGGCGTTGCGGGCAATGGCTCAGCGGGCGAACACCCTTCTACGCCAGATCGCGGACAGTGGTTATGACGACGATAGCATCGATGCGCTGACGTGCTGGCTGGAAGAGCACCCAGGCGCCAAACTGTTCGATCGAGTGAGCGCCATGGCTGCGAAGGAGGCGTGATGGCTGAGATATTCAGGAAGGGTCAATTGGTCCCGCGTCGCTTGCGAGCGATTGTCGCTGGCCACGCGAAAGCTCAGCACAACATCACCTTTGGTTGTGACGTTGAGGTGCAAGGAAGGAAATTCACTGCGCTGTCAGAGGGCGTCCTCTTCTATGTCCAGCGCGCAACTCGGCGCATGAACAATGGAACCTACCAGGAGTTTCCTGTCGTCTGCAAAGACGTTCATTGGACTAGCTACCGGCCTCCAGCAACGCTTGAAAACGCCGTTCATCTCGTAACCCCACCCAAACACACAGCCTGCCGGCGATAGTCGGCGGGGAGGTAGACCTATGTCCATGTCAGGACACCAATCACCCGTCATGGGAACCGATGAATGGCTGACACCGCCGGAGATTCTGGCAGCGCTCGGGCCGTTCGACCTCGACCCATGCTCGCCGCACGAGTCGCGCCGCCCATGGCCAACCGCTGCCAAGCACTACTGCAAGGAAGACGACGGCCTGTCGCAAGAGTGGCAAGGCCGCGTCTGGATGAACCCGCCGTTCGGTCGCGAGGCAACCAAGTGGATGCGCAAGCTGGCCGCGCACGGCAACGGCATTGCGCTGATACCTGCGCGCACCGAGACGGCCATGTTCTTTGAATCGGTATGGGGCGCGGCTGATGCCGTCCTGTTCCTGCAAGGCCGACCGCACTTCCACCGCTTTGACGGCAGCCGGGCAGCGTTCAATTCCGGCGCGCCGATCTGCCTGGTTGCCTACGGCCTGACCAATGTCGCCGCGCTCGAGCGATCCGGGCTCGGCCAGCTTGTTCCAGTACTTCGGCGCACTGCCGCCTAACCCCACACGCAGCAGGAGACAGACATGCAGCAAACAGACAAGGCCCTGTCCGACTTCAACGCCTGGTGGGACCGCCAGCCGTTCCGCGATCAGTTCGAGGACATGAAGCAGCAGATGGCCAACGTGTGGGTGGCGTCGCGGGCTGATCTGGTGATTGAGCTGCCGCAGCCTATGAAAGCTCCACCCTACACGAGCTATGAAGGCGGGTGGAATGACATGCGCGGCGAGGCGATTGACGCCATCGAAGCTGCCGGCGTGAAAGTGAAGGAGTAAAAGATGGCCCGATATCAGACCATCAAGAAGTTTTCAGAGGCAACCGGCTACACTGAGCACGCAATCCGGTCCAAGCTCTCCAAAGGAGTCTGGCCGCTGGGTGAAATCTGGATCAAGGCACCGGACGGCCATGTGCTGATCAGCGTGGAAGGGTACGAAGCATGGGTGGAAAGCGGAATGGAGTCCGGCGCGCGTCGGCGTCCAGCATTGAAATCAGTTTCATGTGGCAAGGGACGCAGTGCCGTGAACGTCTCCCACTTGAGCCCACCCCCGCTAACCTGAAGCGTGCCGAGAAGCACAAGGCAGCGATAGAGCTCGCCATCTACAACGGCACCTTCGACTACGCAGCGACTTTCCCCAAGTCAAAGCGCGCTTTAAAGCTGGGTCACCAGACCGGGCTGATTCCCCTCTCCGACTATCTCGACAAGTGGCTGGCCCGAAAGGAGGCGCACCTGAAGGCGTCGACCCTGGACGGCTACCGCAAGATCATCAATGGCGTATTGGTGCCGAGGCTGGGCCATGCGCCGCTGGTGACGCTCACGCGCAAGATGGTGCGGGATGAATTGACCAAGATGGATGCCTCGAACAAGCGGCTGGCCAACGTGCAAAGCTGTTTGCGGTCGGCGCTGAATGATGCGGTCGATGACGAGCTGATCGAATCGAACCCGCTGGCCGGCTGGACCTACTCAGTGAAGGGCAAGCCCAAGGCAGAAGACGAGATCGACCCATTCACGAAAGAGGAACAGGCGGCGATCCTGGCGGCAGCGACCGGCCAATACCGGAACCTGCTTCAGTTCGCGTTCTGGACCGGGCTTCGCACGTCGGAACTGGTGGCGCTGGAATGGGGGGATATTGATTGGCTGCGGGGGGAGGCGCGGATATCGCGAGGGCTGACCAAGGCGGCCAAGGAAGCGGAGTTGCCGAAGACGGCGGCGGGGTTGCGGGATGTGAAGCTGTTGCCAATGGCACTGGCGGCGCTGGAGGATCAGAAGGCGCACACCTATATAGTAGGCGGCCCGGTCTTCCATGATCCGCGCTACGGCAAACCGTTCGACGGAGACCAGGCAATCAGGAAGTCATTTTGGATTCCGACGATACGCCGGGCAAAGGTGCGATACCGAAACCCGTACCAGACCCGGCACACTTACGCATCGATGATGCTGTCAGCCGGCGAACATCCAATGTGGGTAGCAAAACAGATGGGCCACAGTAGCTGGGTGATGATTGCCCGCGTCTATGGCCGATACATTCCGAACGATGGCGACACGTCGGGTAGCAAGGCGGCCGAGCTGTTCGGGACGCCGGTTCAAATCCCTAAGGAGGATTCAAATGGAAAAGGAACTGAAGCCGTGCCCGTTTTGCGGGGCTGAGGCGCGACTTGATCAGCGCGTAACCCAGAGCCTTTGGAATAGCAACGATGCCGTTTTTTCGCACGTTGCCTGTGACGAGTGCGATATCAGCGGCCAAGACTTCTGCGATGACCCTGAGGGCGAAGAAGCTATTGATTGGTGGAATCGTCGCGCCGCGCCAGTTATTGAGATGCCGGACAAGTTCAGTCCGGATGATTGTGGCGAGTGGGCGTATTGGGAAGGCCCGCTGCACGCCGCCGTCGAAGCCGCTGGCGTGAAGATGAAATAGGCCGTTTCAGCAACATTTCAGCAACCAACCAGCTACAGCCCAGTAAATACGGCAACAGGACGGGGGTTCAAATCCCCCCGGCTCCACCAAATACACATCTAAGGGCGTCCACGGACGTCCTTTTTTGTGCCTGAAATCCAGCAAATACGGGGCTTTCAGCATCATTACGGTCCGATAGCGTCCCGTAACATCTACGGGTTCGTGTATTCCACGTGGTATTCCAAGCGTTCCGCTGGTAAATTTTGGAATACACGAACAGCCTTGGAATACATCATGGGTGCCCAAGCCACGCGCCTTTCAGACCTCAAAGTCAAAGCCGCCAAGCCGAAGGAGAAAGACTACACGTTGACTGACGGCAACGGCCTTCAGATGCGAGTGAGAATCAATGGCTCTAAGCTTTGGAACTTCAACTATATCCATCCCGTAACGAAGAAACGGATCAATATGGGTCTTGGCACCTTTCCCGAGGTGAGCCTGGCTCAGGCACGCAAGCGAACCGTTGAAGCTAGGGAGATTGTCGCGCAGGGATTGGATCCGAAGGAAATACGCGATGCTGAGCGTCTGGCCAAGAAAGCAGCTACGGAGCACACATTCAGAAACGTCGCGACAGCATGGTTCGAGCTCAAAAAAGACTCAGTAACTTCAGCCTATGCCGAAGATATCTGGCGCTCGCTCACGCTCCACGTTTTTCCGGATCTGGGCACTACTCCCATCTCCGCCATCACCGCACCAAAGGTCATAAACCTGCTCAGGCCTCTTGAAACCAAAGGCAGCCTGGAGACTGTTAAACGTCTGACGCAGCGGCTCAACGAGATCATGACCTACGGGGTCAACTCGGGACTGATTCACGCGAACCCGCTCAGCGGCATCCGCTCCGTTTTCAAGAAACCGAAAAAGAAAAACATGGCGGCACTGCCTCCCGATGAGCTGAGTGAGCTCATGGTGGCAATTGCCAATGCCAGCATAAAGAGAACGACCCGCTGCCTGATCGAGTGGCAGCTCCACACCATGACCAGGCCAGCGGAGGCAGCGACCACTCGCTGGGCAGACATCGACTGCGAAAAGCGTATTTGGACGATTCCTGCTGAGCGAATGAAGAAACGTCGCACGCACATTATCCCGCTTACGGAGCAAGCTCTGGCGTTGCTGGAGGCAATCAAACCCTACAGCGGGCACCGGGAATTTGTGTTCCCTGCAGACCGCAACCCTCGCACCCATTGCAACAGCCAGACCGCTAACATGGCGCTGAAGCGAATGGGTTTCGAAGGCCGCTTGGTAAGCCACGGCATGCGCTCAATGGCCAGCACCATCCTAAACGAGCATGGCTGGGATCCTGAACTGATTGAGGTGGCGCTTGCTCACGTCGACAAGGACGAGGTTCGCAGCGCTTACAACCGAGCGGATTACATCGAGCGCAGACGCCCGATGATGGCTTGGTGGAGCGAGCACATCCAGCAAGCAGCTACCGGCAATCTTTCGATGTCAGCTATCAAGGAAAATCGGGACAGAAAGGTCGTTTCGATACGCTGATTAGTGCCAACTACCGTTAAGCAGACGGTAGTAACAGGCAGCAACCGGCCGACTGCTGCCGGTCACGAGAGACTGCTGTCGACATAAACCCGACGCTGTCCGCCCTCACCAATGAACAGACATTCCATCGCATAGCCATGAGGCATATCAAACCAGTGTGAGTTCGATTTTTCTCATATGGCTGGCATCTCTTCTCCTTGAAGCGCATAACCATGCCGAAACAAGACGTGGGAAATTATTCATCCGCCTGTCGGAATGAGCTGTGTCTGTTGGCTGGCGCCTGCTCAGCCTGCTAAACCAAAGACAAGAATCCGGTAGTCCATAAAATGAACGATTTTCTCTTTTTCTCTATTTTTGCCAGCTTGCCTGCTCGGCAATTGTGCGGCGCAATCGAAGTCGAGTCTCACTGCGCCCTGATCGGCTTCCCCCTAGCGCGCCGCCCTCTGGAGCGCAATCCGCAACACCGCCATTTTCCACTTCGCTGGGCCGGTTTTAGAGCAGTCGATTGCCCAACTACCTTGTTCAAGGAGTTTCGATATGTTCGCCGCCGACAAGCACGTTATCCACCTGACCGATGGTCGCCTTAGCCCCAAATCATCCACCAGCTGGGAAGATGTTCGGCGCATCGTCAGCTTGGCGCTGCAAGCCAATGCGCCGGCGGGTATCGTCCTGCATTTTCATGGTGGCTTGGTCAGCGAGGCTAGCGCTCGCGCTACGGCCGAGCAGCGGCTTTATCCCTTGTATGCCGAGCGATCTGGTGGCTATCCGATTTTCTTCATCTGGGAGTCGGGCTTTTTCGAGGCGCCGCTGAACAACTTGAAAGAGATCGCCAATGAGGCGCTGTTCAAGGAGTTCATGAAGAAAGCCGCGGAGTGGACGCTGAAAACGCTCCCCAGTGGCATAGGATTCAAGGGCGCCGGCGGCGCTAGCATCAACGAGGCCAAATTGCGCGAGGATTTCGATGCCTGGTTCAGTGGCCAACGCAGCTCGCCGCCAGACCAGCTCGAGCTTATCCCGGGAACATCTGACGTGGAGATTGTCAGCAAATCCAAGGGCGCCGCGCTCGACGAGGAGGACCTCAAGGACAACATCGTCGAGAGCATAGAAGGCGATCCGGACTTCCAGGATGCGGTTCAGCGGACATTCAACGGCCTGCACCCAGGGAGTGAACCGCGCCCTGTCAGTCGCGGCGCAGGCAGCAGGGTGTCGACAATATCGCTGGTAAGCAAGGAAGCAGCCGAGCGCCTGTTCGACGTCCAAACCGGTACCACCAAGGGACTCGGCCCGATTAGCTGGATCAAAACCGCCAAGGTGGTGGCAGGGATCGTCATTCGGGTAATTCGGCGTTTTCGCAGCGGCCGCGACCACGGACTGTACGTAACTCTGGTGGAGGAGATTCTTCGCGAACTCTACGTCGACAAGATAGGTCGAACTGGTTGGTGGGACCGAATGAAAGGCGACACCGCCGATGCCTTCAAGAGTGGCCAGGAGTACGGTGGCACAGCATTTCTGACTGAGCTAAAGGCGCAGCTGGAGGGCGTCATCAAGCCGCCCAGGATCACCTTGGTCGGGCACAGCACCGGCGCCATCTACATCTGTCATCTACTGAAGGCTGCGGCCGAGCATATGCCGGACCTGCACTTCGACGTCATCTTCGAGGCGCCAGCCGTCACCCAAGCCCTGCTTGCCGCAACCGCCGCAGAACATGCCAGCCGCGTGCGGAGTTTCCGCCAGTTCGCGATGAGCGACCAGCGCGAAATTGGCGACAAGCTGGTGCCTGTTCTCTACCTGAGTTCGTTGCTGTACTTCGTCTCCGGCATGCTCGAGCACGAGCCGGACGAGCCTCTGGCGGGCATGGGCCGCTACTTCGACAAGGCGCAGATCTACCATGCCGATGCCTTTCCGAATATCGCCGCGTGCCGGCGCTTCTACGCGCGTTATCCCAACAGCCTGGTCTGGTCACCGAGCAACGTGGGGCCAGGCCTCGGTAGCGACGGGTGTCGTCATGGCGACTTTGACGACGCCGATGAGCTGACCGTGGCCAGCGTTCAACACATTCTCCAGCACGGCTTCTGAGCACGATCATGGCTCTGGACGATCACGCCATCCTGGTTGGCATCAGCCGCTATGCCGACACTTCACTGCATCAGCTCGATGGGCCGGTGCGCGACGTTCAACTGATGCGCGACTGGTTGCTGCGGCTCGCTGGCGGCGGGCTGCCAGCGGCCAATGTCACCTGCATCGTTTCCGATGAGAGCGGCCAGCTATCGCCCAGCGGCGAAGATTTGCCGCCGGTCTTCCAGGATTTTCTCAATGCATTTCTGCGCCTTGTGCGTAAACCCGATAAGAGCGGTTACATCCGGCGCGTGGGCAGTCGCCTGTATCTCTATTTTTCCGGCCATGGATTCTGCGAGAAGCACAAGCGCGATGCCCATGCGGCTTTGTACGTTGCCAACGCCGACCGCGATCTGAACTGGAACATCTATGGCACTTACTTCGCCCAGTGGGTCAAGGATCAGGGCCTGTTCGACGAGATCGTACTGATCATGGATTGCTGCCGGGATTCCGAACTGGCCAAGCAACCTCTGGTGCCGCCGCTGCGTAAACCCACCGACGTGGGCACTGGGCGAGATGTTCGGTTGTTCGAGCTGTACGCCGCGCCACGCGGCGGCAAAGCCCAGGAGCGCCCAGTGGCCACGCGCAACAACGAGGTTCACGGTTTACTTACTCACGCCTTCTTCGACGCCCTCGACCATGCGGCTCCCGGCCAGACGACTGTTTCCACTCAGGCCATCAAGGGCTATCTGGAGGAGCGCTGGTTGGATCTTTGCGGCGACGAGCCCGCCGACCCGCCTGAAATCGTGGTGCCCTCCAACGGCGAAATAACCTTCCAGCGCGGCGCCGCCAACGACCTAACTCAGCGTTTCAAATTGATACAGCTGGCCGCCGGTGGCGTTTTCGAGCTGATCGATGCCGCCCTGTCGGTGATAGCGCATGTAAATATCGCCGCAGGCCAAGCGCAGGTGGAACGCAGCGGCGACGACAGCCGGTCCATCGCCATCGTCCAGGATGTGCTGACATTGCCGCTACCGGCAGGCTTCTACATGGCTGTTGCGCCTGTATCCGGGGGCGTGGTTAAGCGCAAGTTCCAAGCGGGAGGCGGCGATGTCGAACTCTAAGACCCGCGTGACCGTGGCTATCCAGGACCTGCAGGGCGAGCTGGAAATTATCGACGGTAACTTCCAAGTCGTGCAGCGTGGCTTTGGCTCCCTGCAAGGTGAATTCGTACCGGGCATCTACAAAGCGCGGGCTCGGGCCGGCGATGTGCTGCGCGAAGAGCTGTTCGCCGTCGAGCCGGGCGCCGAACTCATGGATGTGGCGCTGGCGGCGCTGAGCTTCGCCTCGCCGTTGCCGCTGCAGGGCACCTCTACCAGCCATGAATATCACCAGCAGGCCCTGGAGTCGGCCAGCCTCGGCGCACCTGCCGACCTTGGGCTCGGTACCGGCGGAGGTCTGCTGCTGTCGCTGCGCGACCCCTCGAATGCGTGCATGCGACAACGTGATGGCAAGCCAGCCGAACGCGACAACTACCGCCGTTCCTTCGCCGGCCTGCGCCTGTGCGATAGGGCTGGTGACCTGCTGCTAGACCTCGACCAGGCACTCAAACAGGAGCCCGACCTGGGGTATGCGCTGCTCAACCTGGAGCTTTCGCCGGGTAACTACATGCTCTGCTACGAGCCGAGCGGCGCTGAGTCTGTGGCGATGCCGCTGCCCGTTGCGCCTGGCTGGCAGACATCGATGTTTCTGCGAGTGGAACTGCCCCAGGGCCTGGCGGCACCCGGCAGCGTCGACCTTATCGACAGGGCGGTGATGATGGTGCCGCTAGGCACCGCGTTTTTCCCGGGTGATCATCATTTCCGCCTGGCGGAAATCGCCCGCTACGCGCTGGTGCAAGGCAGGCCAGTGCTCGAGCGCAAGCAGGTTGAGGCAATGCTCCATGAGAAGTTTCACAACCCCATGCTCGGCCTACTGGTCGCGCATGTCCTGTTGCTCAGGAAAGACCCACCACCGGCGCTGTTGCAACTCGTCATCGACAACTTGACCGGAATGATCGGCCAGGCATCGCCCGATGTGATAGCCCTAAGATTGGCCCTGGCCGAGCTTCGAGGTAGAAATCCCTCCCTTCCTCGGTCGGGCGTGGCGTTTCCACCGCTGCTTCGAGTCAGTTGGGAAATTCTGGCCCGCTATCCAAAACTGCTAACGTCCGGCTCCATGATGGGTGCCGTGGCTTCCCGCTTGGCTCCCCAAGGACCTTGGGTGGCGTGGAAACCTCAAGAACAAAGTGAGCCAACAAACGCGAGGTTTGTAGTCGGTTTTCTGCCCAACATGCCGGCGTTCGCCACCAGCAGACTCCAAAGAATGGTCACTGGCATCAATTCCAGAAAATTGGCTGGCGGCGCGTTCAGGACACCGCAGACAGCGAAGACTGGGGCCGAGGCTGTCGATGCCTTGGATATCCTGCTGCAATTGGCACGAGATGTTCCATGGCATGGATTGACCAGAAGCCTTCGAGCTGCGGTAACTGATGGCAACCTGCTCGACCAGCTCACGTCGCTACAGCGCACCCTAATTCCGACACTACAACTCATCGCCGAGCAAATCGAGGATGGGGACGAGTTCACCTTGGACGAACTTGAACAGCTTTGCCAAGGTTTGAATATCGCTATGCCTGTGTTGCGAGAAAGCCTGAACGACCTAGCCAAGACTGTCGCTCGAGCGGGAGTGGAGCTACTGGCCGGCGAGGATCGGTAAAGGTGCGCTCCGAACGGCGAGGCATATAGACCAAACCGCCGTTTCAGCCGGTAGGTGCCAGTTGTGATAGACCGCTTTGGGTCGGAAGCAGCCTTACGCCAACGACCGCAATTAGCCGACTCCGGCCCATTGCTCCATTTGATACGCGCCTGAAAGCCGGCCATTCGATTCAAAAAAATCTCAGCCCTACATAACCGCAATGACATCACCATCAAGAAGGTTCACCTCATGTCATTGCAATGCCCTCGCTGTCACTCACCCAAAGTCGCTTCCCTCCATCAGGCCATGAAGATCGCCGCTGCCGTCGGCACGGTCGGTGGCGCTGCTCGTGGCGTCAGTGCTGCTCTGGCTGGCGGTCAAGCCGGGGCGGCTATTGGCGCTGTCGCCGGCCCTGTCGGCATTACCGTCGGCTCAATCTCCGGTGCCATCCTCGGTGGACTGGCCGGTGGCGTCGGTGGCTGCGCGCTCGGCGCTCAGCTTGGCCACAAGCTCGATCGTCACGTTCTGGCTAACAACCTCTGCCTGCTCTGCGGGCATCGCTTCAATCTGCCGACCTGACCAGGCGGCTCCACTCCCTCTTTTCTCTAACTCCCAGCCGGTGCTGCGCTCTGCGCGGCGCTTATGCCGGCGCGCACCCAAAGGAATCGTTCTCATGGCTCATCTCGTCGAAACCATGGCCTACGCCGGCGCTACCCCTTGGCACGGCCTGGGCAACAACCTGCCGCAAAAACAACCCATTGAGGTCTGGCAACGTGAAGCTGGGATGGACTGGCAAATCTTGGAAAGCCCCGTTCATTTCAAATCGGACGCCATCGGCCACCTCGGTACGATTCATTCCTTCCCTGAGCAGAAGGTGCTCTATCGCTCGGATACCAAAGCCCCGCTGTCAGTGGTCTCCAAGCGTTATCACACCGTGCAGCCGCGCGAGGTACTGGAGTTTTACCGGGATCTAACCGAGGTCTCCGGCTATGAACTGGAGACAGCTGGCGTGCTCAAGGGTGGGCGCAAGTTCTGGGCGCTTGCACGCACTGGGCAAGGCACGGCGATCAAGGGTAACGACCAGGTCAACGGCTACCTGCTATTGGCTACGTCATGCGACGGCACCTTGGCCACCACCGCAACGCCGACCACTGTTCGTGTGGTGTGCAGCAACACCCTGACCATCGCCCTGGACGGAACAAGCCGAGCGATCAAGGTGCCGCACAACACTCGCTTCGATCCAAATCTGGTGAAGAAGCAGCTCGGTATCGCCGTCTCGCAATGGGACGACTTCATGTACCGCATGCGCCATCTGGCAGAGCGCAAGGTGCAGTGGCATGAGGCAATGGGCTTCTTTATGAGCGTCATGTGCGAGGTCAATCCGACCGGCCAGCTTCCTGAACAGCTGCCCAACGAGCGCGCCCTGCGCAAGGTTCAGGAGCTGTACGAAGGCCGTGGCCGGGGCAGTCAGTTGGAGTCAGCCAAAGGCACCGCCTGGGGCCTGCTCAATGCCGTGACCGAGTATGTCGATCATGAGCGTCGTGCACGGAGCACCGAATATCGGCTGGATTCAGCTTGGTTCGGCCAAGGCGCACAGATCAAACAACGCGCCTTGGACGCTGCACTGCAGCTCGCGGCCTAACCCGTCACTCCATCTCAACCGTATCGCCCGGTCATCCACGCGCTGGCTGGGCGTTTTTATGCCTGCAAGGTGAACAGCATGAAAGCGACTTCATTGAACCGCAGTACCAGCAAACCCCGTCCGGCTTTGCGTCTGATCAGCACCAAGGAATTGCCTCGCGAAGACTGGCTGCAGATCCGCAAGCAAGGCATCGGCAGTTCCGATGCAGCCGCTGCCGTCGGTCTCAACCCCTACAAATCGCAACTGGAGCTGTGGCTGGAAAAGACCGGGCGCGACACCGGATTACCAAAAACCGATCCCGATGATGAGGACAGCCCGATGTACTGGGGCAACGTCCTAGAGCCCATCGTGGCCTGGCATTACAGCAAGCGCACCAAGAACAAGGTCCGCCGAATCAATGCCGTGCTGCAGCACCCGGATCCTGAGTTGTCCTGGATGCTAGCCAATATCGACCGCGAAGTAATCGGTGCCGACGACGTACAGATCCTCGAATGCAAGACAGCCGGCATAAACGGGGCACGCCTCTGGAAAGAGGGCGTGCCCGAATATGTGCAGTTGCAGGTGATGCATCAGCTCGCCGTCACGGGTAAGCAGGCTGCCGATGTGGCGGTTGTGCTCGGAGGGCAGCACCTGGAGATCCATCGCATCGAGCGCGATGAGCAGATGATTGCTCGCCTGATCGAGCTCGAACGGCATTTCTGGCAGTACGTGGAAACGGATACACCACCGCCTGCCGACGGCACAGCTTCGGCCGAAACCGCCCTGCGCTGCCTGTTCCCTGTTGATTCGGGCGAGACCGTCGATTTCAGTGGTCATGCCGGGCTGTCAGCAGCCTACATTGAGCTCAAGGCACTGCGTCAGTCGATTGCCGACAAGGAAAAGCGTGAAGCCCAGCTCAAGCAGATGCTGCAGCAGGCCATGGGCGAAGCCAGTCGGGCTGAGTTCACCAATGGGTACATCAGTTGGCGTAAAGCCAAAGACAGCGTCGGCTTCGACGTGGCGCGGTTACTTCAGGAAAGGCCGCACCTCAAGGCCAAATATTCGCTGATCAAACCCGGCGCACGGCGCTTCCTAATCGGCTGATTCCAACCTCTTCTCATCACTCCCTTGCCTTGGCCAGCCCATGCAGTTCGCGCTGCGTGGCTGGCCTTTTTTCATTTCCAGGAGAGCAACCATGCTCAAAGGTCTGGCTATCACCCCGCCTGTGCTCGGGCGGATTTCCATCGGCAAGGTCATCGAGAAAAACGGCAAGCGCCTGCCGGAAAAGGATGATCAGTTCACCATCACTTCCCAAGTACAGAGCCGCGACGGATGGCTGGTGCATCCGCTCAATGATGAGCTGCGCCAAGGCAAAGACAAGCTGCGCAGCATCCCAGTACGGCTGCTATTCAACGAGCCGGAACTGAATTTCCGCGCGGATTACACGCTGTTCGACCGGCAATCGGGTCGCCCTGTTTGCGTAGGCAATGGCGAGACCTGCAAGCGGGTTACCCAGGACGGCATGCAGTCTCTGCCCTGCCCTTCACCGGACGCCTGCCCAATGGCAAAAGGCGGTGCCTGCAAGCCCTATGGCCGACTGAACGTGATCATCGGCGATGAGGATCCGCTGGGCAGTTTTGTGTTTCGCACCACTGGCTTCAACAGCATCCGCACACTGGCGGCTCGCCTGCATTACTTCCAGGCCATATCGGGTAACCGCCTGGCCTGCCTGCCGCTGGAACTGCGTCTGCGTGGCAAGTCCACTCGCCAGAGCCACGGCACACCGATCTTTTACACCGACCTGACGGCACGTAGCGGCATGGACATAACTGAGGCGCTGCGCTTGGCCAGCGAGCTCGATGAACAGCGGCAAGCGGCGGGCTTCGATCAGAACGCGCTAGACGAAGCGGCAAAGCGCGGTTTCGGCAACGGCGCCTTCGAGGACAGCGAGGAAGACGTCGGCGCCATCGTCGAGGAGTTCTTCCCCGCTGAAAGCAGCAGCGATGAGCACCGCTCTAGATCCACCACTCACCCCTCGGGCAAACCCAGCCTGGCTGAAAAGCTGGAAGCCCAGCACCAATCCCTGAATGCCTGAGCTGACCACCCTGCCAAAGGAGCTGATGATGAGACTGCACAAAATCAAAGCCGGCGAGACCGCTGGCACTTACCTGATCGAATCACCGGTCACCGAAGCCGACATCCTGCTGATTGCCAAACAGCTGGCCAGCTTGCGCCTACGCCGGGGACGACAACTGACCGCACCACGGGATGTATTCAGCCACCTGCAGGCCTTGCTGGAGGCCTATGAATACGAAGTCTTCGCTCTGCTGATGCTGGACAGCAGGCACCGGATCATTGCCTTCCACGAACTGTTCAGGGGCACCTTGGATGGTGCAAGCGTCTACCCCAGGGAAGTCATCAAGATTGCCCTGGAGCACAACGCCGCCGCCATGATCCTGGTGCACAACCACCCCTCCGGTGATCCCGAACCGAGCCAGGCAGACCGCACGCTGACCAACAAACTGAAGGAGGCGCTGAATCTGGTCGGCGTGAGAACGCTGGATCACATCATCGTGGGCCACGAAGGCTGCGTGTCGCTGGCAGAACAGGGATACCTGTAGGAGACGAACGAGCATGAAGCTACTTTTACGAACCTTCGCCGCCGTGTTCGTGTTTGCCGGCATCCTCGCTGGTTGCTTGGCAGTGTTACTGCTAGCAGTTCTAACGGTACGCTTTCCGCCGCTGCTGATCGCAGTGGTGTTGGCCTGTTGGATCCTCTGCCGACTATGGGAAGCAGCTAAACCATCAATTGCACCAGCAGAGACTCACACGAAAAATCCACAAGGATGAAGCCAACGAATAGGAGCCACTAACAGCTACCCAATGGATCGTCCTGCTTTTGTTCTGAGCAACAGAGGGAGCCGCTGCTCTCTTTTTTTTTGCGCGCAAGTGCTGCAGTGGGTAGGGCAAGAGACCGAGAAGCCCCGCCCTGGAGCAGCTATCCCTGCGTGATGAGCCGTGCGGACTGCGGGTCATACATCACGCCTGCAATTGAGCCGTCGCGAATACGCTCAACAGCCTCGTTGATAACGTGCAGCGGCACCAGAAACCACTCTCTGGGCTTGACTGGATTACCGAAGCGATCGGGGATCGTCAGCTCAATCTGGGCAGGGCTGAACAGACGATGGAACAGGTTTTCCATCCGCGTCCGGTTGATGTTGTGCAGTTTATAGGTAGCGACCACCTCAACAGCCGCCAGCAGATAGGTGGCGTCCTTTTCAGCCCCTGCGATACGTGTTTCCACTTTGCCACCGGTCACGCCGATCTTGTGGATCAGCTCGCGATGCTCAGCCACAAAAGGGTGCGTTGAATGGCTGCGCAGCACGTAGATTGTACCGCTCTCAATGTCGTCGGGCTCCTGTGTGTCGCCAAACAACGGACCTGCATCCGCCTCGGTAATGCGGCGGCCGGCATCGTCCTTGTAAAGAGCGCGCTGCAAGGATCTACGCAGTAGATTGCTTTCCGTACCGTTGGAATAGATCACCCTCAGCCGGGCATCGCTCTCACCATTCGGCGCCTTGATTGGCTCACCGACCTCCGCAACATAAACGGTCTGCCCACCGAGGATGAAGAACTGGCCCTCCTCTATGCTCGCATCCCGGATGAAGGTACGGGTAACTCGAACGCCCGACTGCAGCTCGCGCTGCACCTGCTCAAACAGCGGCTGGAAACGCTCAAAGTCCTCGCAACGCTCGCGCTGTGCAATCTCCTCGGCCTCACGCTTTTCGGCATTGCTGCGCACGTAACGGAGATTCTGAATATCTGAAACCTCGTCGTCGCCGGCCAGCTCCGCCAGCAGCTCATCGTCTGTCATGGTGTAGTCGCCCTGCGGCTCCCGCACCTCAAGCGCATTCAATAGGCCCTGGTGGTCGAAGGGCATTAGCAGGTTGCGGCATTCTTCCTGCTCTCGCAGACGATCCAGGCGCACGGCATACAGGCGTTCGAAAATGTCTTTATCGTCGCCGTGGCGCGGCGCGTGGCCATGCTCTTCAACAAAGCGTTGAATATCCTCGAAACCGGCGATGATGCGCTCCTCGCGAGGAGTGCGACCAGTCTTCTTGTCTGAAGTGGCGAAATCGGAAAGCTCCGCTTCCAGCTCATCCAGATCAAATTCATTAGCCATAACGCCCCTCTTTCTTGAAACGCATAAACGCTGCAGCGCCTTCCGCCATGCTCCGCTCCCAGGGGTCTTGAGCAGTCAGGGAAGGCACCCGGCCATGATCCTTCTTGAATTTTACAGCCCGCACGGCGAGATCTTTGGCGTCTTCCGGCGTCAGCCGAGTGCGCTTGGCTCCGATCACCGCAGCAACCTGCTTGAGGCTCTCCTCGCTCATGGTCTTGGCCAAGATGGCGTATGCCTCGCTGAACGGATTGATCCGGTCGATCAAGTCGATATCCAGCTCGCGCACATCCATCGTGAATTTTCGGATGCCATCAATGAGCCCCGTGTTGGCAACGGATTCCTCTTGCCCGAGAGGGCTACCTACACCTTTCCCATCCCCAAGAATTTGCTGCTTGGCTTGCTGAGTCAGGTTCAATGCAGCCACAGCGTGTTGGCGAACAGCTTCCTGGTCCTCGGCATCCAGCTCGGGGTACTTGTCGCGGATGATCTTGCCCATGCGCAGCTGGGTCAGCTCTTCGGGCACCAGCTCATCATCGAAAAGACCACGTTCGATATTGGTCTTGTCCTGTACAAAGCTGGCAATCACCTCGTTCAGATCTTCCTGGCAAATACGGCTGGCCTCAAGGCTCTTGGGTTCGGCAAGGCCTTGGATTTCGATCTGCAGCTGCCCCGTTTCGTGGTTAAAACCTACGTTACACTGATCTGGCTGATAACCTGCGTCGCCATAGTCAAAGCCGGCCAGGGGCCCGCTGGTGGGTGTCTTCGGCTTGAACTCGAAGCGTGGCGCCAGAACCTGTTCCATCAATAGGCTGGCGGCAATCGCCTTGAGCGTGTCGTTCACGGCCTCGGCCACCACCTTCTCACTGGCATCCGGCTCGGCGATAAGATTAGTGAAGCGTGCCCGCGCCTTGCCGGGTGCATCGCGTGTCGCCCGCCCGATAATCTGCACGATCTCAGTCAGACTGGAGCGGTAGCCTACCGTGAGGGCGTGCTCGCACCAGATCCAGTCGAAACCTTCTTTGGCCATGCCCAGTGCGATGATGATATCGACATGATCGCGGTTGTTCTTCTGAGTCGGATCTTTCAATGCAGCCGAGACTTTATCGCGCTTGGCCGGGTCATCATCCACCAGATCCGCAATACGTAACACGCGCCCATTAGCGTTTTTTACCAGTTGGAAGCCCGTCACCGGGTCGGTGCCTTGCCAATCGCCCAGCTCTTCGATGATGTGTTCCACCTCCCGAATCTTTTGCTTGGTGCTTTCACGAGAGTTCACATTTGGAATGTGAACGATGGTTTTCTCACCTGGTGACAGGACCTTGAGGATGTGTTTGGTATAGGCATCTTCATAGAAGTAGTAGCCGATATCCAACTTCTTCAGGTGCTCATAGCCGTTGAGTTGTTGATAGTAGGTATAGGTTACGGGAACAAAGCGAGCTTCATCGGTGGGTGCGAGCACCGCCTCGGCATCCCCCCGGAAGTAGGAGCCGGTCATCGCCACGATGTGCACCTTGTCACGAGCGATGAATTGCCCCAAGTGGGCGCCCAGCTTGTTGTCTGGATTGGCGGAAACATGGTGGAACTCATCCACGGCAAGCAGTCTGTCATCGAAGGCCGCCACACCAAATTTATCCACCGCGAAACGGAAGGTGGCATGGGTGCAAACCAGCACTTGGTCGCTGCTTTTCAGGAATGCGCCTACCGCATTGACCTTGCCACCATCGTCGGTGCCTGGTGCATCACAAAGATTCCAGCGTGGCTCCACGTGCCAGTCGGTCCAGAACCCATAGCGACTGAGCGGCTCATCGTGGAAGCTTGATCCAATGGATTTTTCCGGCACCACAATGATGGCCTGCTTGATGTTTTGGTGGGCCAGCTTATCCAAGGCGATGAACATCAAGGCTCGGCTTTTACCGGATGCAGGTGGCGATTTAATTAGCAAGTACTGTTCGCCGCGTCGCTCGTATGCAAGCTCCTGCATCGGGCGCATGCCCAGTTCATTGGCCTTGGTGGAGCGTCCGTTCTGGGCATAGGAAACGGAGACGGAAGGAACGGTTTGGGTCATAGCTATGCATCCATTCAGGGCTTCTTACGCGTATTATTAAGGGGTGTTTTCGAGCTTTCTCGATTTCCTTGGGATCATCTGAATCAGCATAAAATGAATCGAGGTTGTAATGAGTCAGCTTACGCTCAACCTGGCGCTGGCCCCTCGACTTGAACTGTCAAGGATTCCTTGACAGTTGCCTCCGTGCTCAGCCTCCCGTCCTCCAGAATGTCTTGGTGTGCAGCGACACGTTCCGCTTGGTGGTCTTGAACAGCTCATCCAGCTGGCTAGGCCATACGCTTAGGTCCTCAACGCGCATATGCAGCCGCGTTTGGCCATCTTCCGGCCTGTAAAGGATCAGATTGGTCGTTGTTTAGCCTTCCCAGGCCTCTGCTTAGCCGTCATCTCGGTGTACAGCTCAAACAGCTTTTCCAGGCGCTCGGTGTCGTTTTTGAAGCGACGTCCAATATAGATGCGCTCCAGCACTTCGTCGTTTCGTTCATGCGCGGCGCGCAGGTTATCCGGCATTCTTTCCGGGCCATAGAGCTCCGCAATTGTGGCCGGGAAATGGGCTTCGCGGGCAATAAGTATGTCTTCGGCACAACGTGTGAGATCCGCTTTATTCTTCTCAGTCAGAGTCGGCACGGGAAAGGTGTTCCACCCCAAGGTATTAGAATAGTTTGGCCTCTTCTGCAGCTTGCCGCATATTGTAAGGGCCCAAGTTCGATGAATAGAAGATGATAGGATAGCAACGCACCATAGCGGAGCGTCGTATAGAACGAAGTTTCGATTGGTGCACTCAGCATTCAGAGCAACAACAATAGGAGTCAGGAATTGTCTCTCCTCGGACGAAACAGCCGGCAAGTAGATTGCACGCTTTCGAGGACTGCGATGCTCTCTAAACTGATGAGGACGATCAGCTGCTTTATTTGCACCGGAATCGCTGCTAGCCAGCCTGACACCCTTAACTTTCCCTATACGAGAGGCAATAACCTCATTCGTCAGAGCAAATTCGACCTGACTGTCGCTTATAAAAAGGCAATATCTAAGAAGGTTGTGAATCAATTCTTCAGAACCGTAAAGCCTTCTAATAAGCACTTCATGCTCTGGGGATGAGCTGATAAGGTCTGCGCGCTCGCTGCTAGAAAGAATCAGATGCCCGCCGTCAATCGGCTTAGACCCATATTGCATTTCAGGGAGCGCACAGAGGCTTCTGCTTTCTTTTGCTACGACCACATCAATATCTGGTATCAAGTACGGCGAAATTATGCTGCAGGACTTTGCGATGCCATCACTAATCAATGTTTTGCTTGAGTTTGACTTTGGCGCAAGTCCAATTACGATTGCATCGACAGTAGCATTGCGCATCGCATTATTTGACCACTTAAATGTCGTATGCGCAAAAAATATTTCAACCCCTTGAGAAAAAAGATAAGGCCACAAATAGGGGACAGTTTGCCCCTGCGCAATCGAGTTGGTGGTAACGAGGGCGGATTTCGATTGATTATTTAATATATAATCCGAGGCCTTTACCAGCCAGCACGAAACGTAATCTAGGGTCTTGTAATTTTTAATACGCCCGTCGAAAACATTCTTCATGTCTAGTTTTTGTGACACTGAAAGATCATTTGACCAAACCCAGGGTGGATTTCCGCAGATGTACGTCTCACCACCTTCGTTTTCAAAATCAATCTGCGCCTGTTCTACAGAGCTTTCAAATATATCATGCGCGAACAGCTTAACGCCCATTCCCGCAGGAGGACAAACTGCTAGCCAGTCCAGTTGTAGAGAGTTGCCGCAGGTGATCCAGTTCTGACTACTCAATGGTAAAAGTTCTAAAAGGGCCTCTTTTTGTCCGCGATAAATCACGTCGCATTGGTACTCAGCGATGATCAGTGCAAGTCGCGCGACTTCAGCAGAGAAGTCGCGCAGTTCAATACCTCGAAAATTGGTCAGTGGGATATCGCTTTTACAGCCAGACTCGCCCCGGCGCTCATTGATCGTGTTTTCGATCTCGCGCAGCTGCTTGTAGGCGATGACCAAGAAATTGCCCGAGCCGCAGGCAGGGTCAAATACGCGAATGCGTGCCAGGCGCTTGCGCAGGTTGAGCAATATGCGCGGGTTGTCCCCAGCCTCTTCCAGCTTGGCCCGCAGCTCATTGAGAAAGAGTGGGTTCAGCACTTTTAGAATGTTTGGCACGCTGGTGTAGTGCATGCCTAAGGCGCCGCGCTCTGCGTCATCGGCTACGGCCTGGATCATGGAGCCGAAGATATCGGGATTGACCTGCTTCCAGTCCAGCTCACCGATGCGCGCTAAGTAGCTACGAGCAATTTTGGAAAACCGCGGTACGTCTGGCTCGCCAGAGAACAGCCCACCGTTGACGTAAGGGAAAGCATCCGCCCAGCGCGGCAGATTCGCAGAAGCTCGCAGAGCAATCGGCGTGTTCATGGCGCGGAAGATCTCGCCCATCACTTCATGCAGATTGCTCGCATCACGGTCGCTCATCTGCGTGATGGTGTCAGTGAATAGGCCGGTGCCATTGAAAATGTCGGTGTCTTCGGCGAAGAAGCAGAAGATCAGCCGCGCCATGAAATGGTTCATCTCATGGCGGCGTTCGGCGGTGCCCCAGGTTGTGTTGTCCTTAAGCAGCTCCACATAGAGCCGGTTCAGGCGGCTGGTAGCGCGAATGTCAAAGGAGTTTTCGCGAATCTGCTTAACCGTGGAAATGCCCGCCAGCGGCAGGAAAAAACCGAAGTGGTCAGGGAATTGCGGGTAGTCACAGGCGACCGTTTCACCGCTTTCAAGCTCCTCTGCCTCCAGCGTCTCACCATCCGTGGCGAGCACGTATTTGGCCTTGGCCCGCGCCGTGGCCGGGCTGGCCTTGAGCGCCGCCAGTGTCTCGGTGACCTTGCCAGGCTCACACACCGCTAGATGGATATTGCTGGTTTGCAGCACACCGCCCAGATCGGACTTGTTGGTTGCCCCCGAACGCAGGCGCTTGAGGGTGGTTTCCTTGTTGTCGAATGCCTGCAGGAAGGCATACGGAAACTCGACCGGGTCAAACGGCTGGCTGGCCAGGTCGGTGATGGCTTGTTCGATTTCTACGGCGTTCATGTGGGGCTGTTCCAATCACTACTGCCAAGGCGGCAAAGGGGGCCTCTAGGCCCACCATCCATGCAAAGTGCATGGATGATAAAGGAACGAGCTTTGGCATGTGAAAAAGATCCAGGCCGACCGATAGATACAGTTGCCGCAGCCGCAACCAGAGCAGCAGGAGCCCTGAGATGCGGCTTGTCATCCACCTCAGCCAGAGCTAGTAGTAGCTGCAAAGAAGGGATGGTGATCAGCGCGTCTACCCTCGCTACATTTGATGGTCGTACCGAGCGATCTTCAGCATGTAGTAGACGTAGTCCAGCTTCTCTTCGGTCGGCTCATCATCACGTAGCCAGCGCACCTGAATGCCCAGGTACTGAGCCCATTCAATGCCCTTCTTGAAGCCCCGGCGATCATCATTCTTTGCCGCGACCTCGACGTACTGGTTCACCAGCTTGTATTGGTCTTTACCTGCCCGGTACTTGGCATTTTCAAAGGCTGCCTGGAAGTGCGGCATGGCGGCCTCGAACTCCTCTTTACGGTAGTGGTAGACCCCGCGCAACCAGGGCACCATCCAGCACAGTTGCTCATCCAGACCGAAAGACGACACCTGAGCAGCATAATCGTCAATTTGACTCAGCTGGGTTGCTGGAGAACTCTTGAGATCAAAACCTTTAAACAGAAGCTCAGCAAAACCGTGCGGAGAGGAAAATGCTGAGTGCCGTTGAGTCAGGTCCTGAATGGAAAGCACGGCAAAAATGCCGTACTGATCTTTAAGCTCTTCAATGCCATCTTCGCCAAGAACAGTTTCTTGGAGTTGCTGAAAAGTGCCGGCAGCGCCTCGCAGCCTCGTATAGAAGAAATCCCAGTAGCGATCCCAGCCAGCAAACCAGATAGCCTGGGCAATCTCACAGGACTCTTCTTGCCGAATCTGCTCGTCCAATACGGCCTTGAACTCGTTGACGTCATCGGCGATCCACAGGGCGTAATCACGGAACTGATTGCAGACATCGGCGAGATACTGATGATCGTAGGCGCCAGAAATTTCCCTCACCAGGTAGCTCGACACCCGAGCAAACAGCAATGCCACGAGGACGCTGGCCTGAAGCTCTTTGGGTATCTCTCGCCCGCTTTGAGCCAGTGCGGCAAAAGATTCTTCGAAATTTCTAAATAGAGCAGGCAGCGCCGGGAGCCTGGGACCCCGCGTCCACTTGATGGCGTTGTCGAGGTTCTGCTGAAGCGTGTTGTTGTCGCTTCGCGGGCTTTTACCTGGGTAGTGGAACTGCGTCTGCGAGAGATTACAGCGCGCATAAACCCAGCGCATGACCTTTTCCAAAGGCAAAACCAGGCTTCCATCTTCAGTGACTGTCGGCAGGTACCAGAATTTGTCTTCCGGTGTGGCGAGCGCCATATCTGCGATTCGGTGTTTCAGCAGGCTCTGATTCAGCGAAACGACCAGCAAAGGAATTGCCTTCGTCGAGATGAAGTACCGGAGGGTTTCAGCCTTGCTGAGATAGGTGCCCTCTTCGCGAACCAAGCGACTGTATGCCTCCAGCAGATCATCGAGCGGATCGCCTATGGCACTCATGATCTGAATGCTGGGCAAATACGCTGTCAGGATGCTGCTGAGTGTTTGAATCACCTGCCCGAAATTCGACAGCAGCCCGCCTTCTTCCTCAGCAAGCCTCGCCAACTGCTTTTGAATGGCCTTCTTCTGTGTCTCATCAATACCATCGCGGCTGGCTTCCTTGCTCGTACGCCGGGCGCCCTTGCGGGGGAGTACGCCGAATGCATCGTATGCCAACTTGGCCAGCTCCCCCTGGGTGGCAAAGCAAGTATCTCTACTCATCTGAAATCCTTTATACCCCCGGCCAGTGATGACCGGGGGAACGCACTGCTAGCGCTGGTTGGGGTTGAGTTGTTTGCCGCGATTGCCATGAACGTGGGCATTAGTCGGGTTGGTGCCCGACGTGCCACGATTATTGTTCAGTGCATCCGAACGATGATTGTGCTGCTGACGCTGCTGACTGGTGGTGCTGGGTTGCTTGGACATGATTGTCTCCTGCAGGGTGGTTAGGAAGTCGCATCGTAGCCACCCGACTTGACGCGGTATCTAGGCTTTTTGGAGACGAACTTTCACAAACTCTGCGCACTACAGGTATGGCAAGCTATTGCCCGCGGTGCTCTAACAGATGCCCTGCCATAGCTCTTCGGACTCAACAGCAGCGACAAATCGGCCAGCAGTAAACCCGTCAGGAAACAACGAATCTTGTCTTTCCCCGTCAAGCTGATCTATAGGTCTGAGGAGCTGCTTCTCATCGCGCAAGATGACCTCCAGCGCCTCACGGGATACCACCCTGAACCCATCAATAGACTGCCCATCGAGCTCAATTGACGTGTCGACTATCCAGGCACGTATATCGGCACCGGGCTCATGACCGTTATAGCTCAACCTGGCGCGCAGATCTTGATCCGCTATCAGCGCACTACGCACCGCTGCCTGTTTGCGCCGTAACTGCCAGGCAGCCTTGCGCAACGTGTTGGTTCGATGGAGCCAGACCTCATGCTTGGTCGAGCGGATATAGCCTGACTTGACCTCAAGGAGCAATAGCACACCATCCTGATGGCAGATCAGATCCACCTCGCCGGCATCGTCTTCTTCGTTCGCCAGTGGCCGATAACCCACCTCAACAGCAAAGCCACGCTGCCTGAGGCTCGCGGCCAGTGCGAGTTCTACGCGTTGGGTTTCAGTCTGCATATCGGCCCGACGTGCATTCACGCGCCGAAGGTTATTGGTGGCCGCCGTCAGGTTGTTCTGCTGCGCGCCAACCCAAGGGAACTGAAAGCTGTAGCGTCCGATTTTGTAATAGGGCTGTTCGTACAGGCGTGGCGCGGGCATCCCTGGCTGCAGTTTCAATTGGTGAGATAGCACCTTGAAGTCGCTGGTCCAGAACTTGAGGATTGCCTTGGCCGAATCGGCGCAGCCTTTCGGGTGTTCGTCACAGACAGTCCAGCCAGTGATCCTGCGGATCTTTTCTGGCTCTTCGGACCAAGTCAGTGGAAACCTGTTTTCACCGGAAAGCATGCCATTCATGGCTAAGCGCCCCAGTGCCTGAGCAAACACACCCGAATCACGCAAGTGACTCTGAAATGGCTGGATAAACTCCTTCTGAAAGAAAACCGAATTCAGCTCGCTGGCCAGCAGCAAGTGGTGAAGCTGAACCTGAGAACCATCACTGAGCGAGACTCGATCACCCAAGCCGTAGATCTGCTGTAACTGCAGCTTGCTGCGAACCGCCTTGATAAAGGCCAACTGGTTCAGCTCATGATTCTCGGCTGAGCCGATGATTTGTTCGGCCATGTCGGAGAGGGCGAAGGTACGCAGGGCACGGTTCATCCAGTAGTGCCAAAGCAAATCACTCTTACGCCCGGTGCGCTGCCACCGCTCTGTTCCCGCCTCCGACTGGTTGTAGATTACCGGCTCACCCGGTTTTAGCTGGTAACGGCATTCAGGGTCGAAGCAGAACCAGTCGATTGAGCCTTCGTAGTCGACCCGCTCTTGGGTTGCCAAAATCAGAACGGCTAACGATTCGAGGTTTTGACGACATGCCACCACGTCAGAATTGCTGGATTCAGGAAAGATAATCGGTGATAGGTGACGTTTCAGCGATTGCCCGAGTCGTGATTCGCTCAGGCGGAAATCCTCTTCCGAGCAAGCACGGAGCTTGTTCAGAATAATGCGGTTGTAGACCTTCCACTGCTGGCCGGCAGGGTCATCTGAGGCATCTTCGGTAAATGCCTGGTAGGCCAGAATGCTGAGGTAGGAAAACAGCTCCAGCAGCGATAAGTGGTTAAGCTGTTTTTCGGCCATGGCTATCAGCTCATCAAAAGGCCTGAGCTGATCAAGCAGGCGATCACAGACACCAAAGAAAACTTGCCACTCATCCCCGGCGAGCCCCGCACGCAGCGCAAGCCAGAGCGGCGATTCTGTTCGCTCAAACAGTTTCGAGTAGCGAATCGCCCATCGGAGGATTTCCGGGTTATTCCTAGCGAGGTGCAACAGTCGCTCGACGCTGACTGCATTATCGAAATGCAGCACCCGGCTGAGGGCCATGCTGGCGAGTTCGGACCCAGCTACCGCATCCACATCAAGCCAAAACGATGCCGCTGCCAGGCCTTGCGCACGATCAAGCGCTGACAGGTTCTTACCTGCCGGGCGCTGATCAAGGAAATGATGCAAGGACTCATCAAGAGCCAGGCCCTTGCTTAGCTCTGGCTGATTCCGTTCGTATACCGACTGGTAGTGCTGTCGGCATCGTTCTCCTTTCTCTGTCATCCCGCAGCGCTCATGTCAGCCTTAGATTCCTGGCTGGAGCCTAAACCATCGACAGGCCAGGATTCCATGGATATGACCCTATTGCGCAGCAGACCGGCAATTACCCTCTGCTGGTGCCGAATCCTCGCTGACGATCCCCGTAGGACTTGGTAGCGACTTTGCACAGGTAGCTGGCTCGATGAAACAGATCTGGTAGCTCATCAACAAGAACCTTGCAATCAGACCCTGAAACCCTCCGCTTACGGGGCTGCCGGTCTATCCGATACGTTGGGTTGTCGGGGATATGTACCAGCCCATCGACCTCATACATCGACAACCCCAGCGCACTGGCCCATGACTGTTCTATGCGGCTGATCATGTTGGCCCTCTCTGAGCCCAACCGACCTAATGTGTAATAGGCATCCCGGTTAAGCAGGATCAGCACGTGGTAATGCTGCTTACCTTCCTGACCAATCTCCCTTGACCAGACGTACCGGACCTTGCAGCCACGCGAGCAGCCACGCTCAGCCACCCGCTCCTGGTGGTACTGGATCTTCTTCGTAAACGATTCGAAGAACCGGCTGATGACCTGGTTCGTATAGGCATAGTCGGGAAGCTCGGCACCCTGAGGCAAACGGAGATCCACTCTGAAGGCCAAGACCCTCGGATACTCAGCCAAAGCCAGCTCGATGGTGTGCTTGAGATCAGATAGGTACTCACGGATGTAAGGGCCTTTCTCTTTCTGAACAGGAAAGCCCTCGAAGGTCTCTCCGTAGTACAGATGGAGATTGGTATTGGCAGGATGACGGAGCAGGTAGCGCTGGGTGGTATCGGTATCGTTGAGCATGGTTATGACCTCTCGTTGGTTGAGTTTCATAACCTGTGTCAGCTGTGTACTTTTTTAACCGTTACCTTTCCTCGACTGATACATTGGTCGATCTATCTGCATGCGTTGCACTGCTGGCCCTTCAAGTGATAGCTCAGTGTCCGACTCCTTGTGCATGAGATATGGTCAGTGAAGGTTGTTGCCCTGTGAGGCGTGAACCCTTCGGGTAGTAATAGCTAGTAAAAGCATAATACCCGCACCGCACTTTCCTTCTCCGACTAGCTCAGGCAAAGCCACCTCATTCATCCGGCCAGAGCGGCCATTTTTGCCAAATTCAGATTTCGGAAATAAATCAAGCCGAAGATCCCCGAGCCAAATATCGGAACTGAGCCTGTCGGGGCGGTGGGAGCGACACCGCCACGACTTGCCATGAGGAGCCTAACAGCCAGGGACTGCACACAGCGGCATAAGCGCCATGACCAGCCAAGGCCGGTCATGGCGCTGCAGGGCTCTAACTGGCCATGCTCAGATGGCCGATGGGACGCGCGGTAGTTCCCTCAGCTTGGTCACGCTCCTCGATCCTTGCCAGGATCCAGTCGTGCACTTCACTGTCGACCCAGCCAACGCAACGGTCGCCCAGTGATACCGGCTTCGGGAAGGTGCCTTCCGAGATGTATTTGTAAATGGTCGACCGTGCCAGGCCGGTCGAGTCGATGACTTCTTTAAGACGGATGATTCGCATGAGCAGGCTCCTCTGTGGCTCAGAGGATCTGCGGAGGCCGTATAAAAAAACTGCCTGTTACCCGGCAGCTCGTGCTGGCGTGAGCAACCCTGACTTTTCGCGCAGCTCCAGCGGAATATCCACCTCCCTCAACACGCTTTTCACCACAGGATCATCGTACCCCTTGGTGACCATCCAATGCTTGGCCAGACCTTGGCCCGAGGATCTTTCAGTCAACAGAGCGATGCAACGGTGGCCAGTCGACACATGCGCCGGCACCAAGATGTAGCTAACCCTGGCCAGATCAATGCTGGATACTTGCGAAAAGCGTTGTACCACCTCTCTGGCCAGCTCAAGGACTTGGTGGTGGAGGAAGTCGAAAATCTCCTCGTGATCCAGACCCGCTTTGTCCTTGGGATCAAGCATCGGCAGTCGAAAGAATCCCGCCACTTGCTCCTTCACCGTCGAGTCCACACTGCGCACTTTTCTCCATCCAGCAGAATCATCCTGAACCCAGTGGCGGGACAGCAAGCCCAATACGCAGTCACAAATGAAAAGCTCCAGCTGATCAAACGCATGATCGGGCGCTCGCCTGAGAAGACGAACCACGCTGCGAGGCGTCAAGTACTCCCCACCTTTTAGGTAAGAGTTGCGATCAACCCTGACGCCTGCCAAAAACTTGTAGTCGATATCTGGATCAGCAACTTTCTGATGTAGCAATACGGATACCACATCATCAGTTGGTGAAATCTGAAGATGGTTCAGGTTCAACCAATAAACACTTTTGAGCTTCTCAGCGAAAACCGGGCTCGCGATCCCTGGTATGTGCCGTCGGATAAACCCCAGCTCCGTAAGCCTTCGCAAGCGCTGCTTGAGCGCAGCGTCATTCATCCCAGTCAGCAGGCACAGCTCCTTGCTACTCAGCCTCCTGGCAACCCCAAACGGATCTGCGTGGCTTAGCAAGATCATGAGCAGCAAGCGATTCGCCAAGCTCAGCTTCCCCGCCCGCACTGGTGGAGCGCGCTTGTCCCCCCGCGAACGTGCGCTAGGATCCTTCGCAGTCGGCGCATCGGCCTTCCAGCCAGCCCAGATAGCCCTGATGCGCTCGCCACCCAAGACATGCCTGACCAGACCGGAGTGGTTCAGCGTTCTTTCCTCCACATCCCGCACAGCCGACTGGATAGCTTGGCTCATCTCGTAGGTACACCTTGGCCGCCCCTTCCCCTCAGGCTGGGTGACGACTCGCAGTGCCGCCATCTCAACCAGCTGAGCAACAGCTTTCGTAACCGCTTGCACCGGAAGCCGCAGGTCTTCAGCCAATTGCTTCAGCGAACGAGGCTTGGGCGTCACGGCGCCATAGTGGTTCCAGAACGCAATGAGCAAAAATTTAGCATCTGGATCACCTGGCCTTAGCTTCGTATCAAGAAGCCTAGCAAGCATAGAACCTCCATTTTTAACTCGTAAATATACCCTATATCTACGATACCTTAGTTACAGTAACGACTCAGGTAACGTCACGTAACACTATGATAACATCCCAATAACAGCTCTAATAACGGTTGCGTAACGGGACAGTAACGATATAAACCTCTTCCGAACGCTTGGCTTTGGCACATAGCCCAAACGGCCCGCCTGGAGGGTGAAATGTCAGAACACGAGAAACCGCTGAAGTGGCTGCGCAAGCAGGATGGTGAGTGGGAATGGGCAGCCGCGTACCTTAGGGAACGGCTTAGCGCCAAAGAGATGAGCTCCCTGAGTAGCGATGCGCTTACCCAGTTTTCATCGTATGAAAACACCGCCAGCAGCATCAGACAGATCCAAGAGACCAGACTGGACCTGATCATCAAGCTTCAGGGAGCCATTCGGCAGCGCCGTTACCGCTCTGACAGCAATGGCCGAAAACCTCGAACATTCACCCTCAGCAAACAAACCCTTTCCAAGCTGGGCTCAATCGCAAAGCAAAATAACGCTGACGAGACAGCTGTAATCACAGCGCTCATAGAAAGAGAAGGACTGGCCGCCGAGGCCGAGAGGGATTACAAAAAGCTGCTCAAGGAAGCAATCGCACAGGAGCAGAAAATTGCTTCCCAGGTAGCAGCCTCTCTGGCAGCCGAGCGAGACGAGGCGCTGAAACACGCCGAGCGCTTTCTAAAGCTTCTTGCCCAGTGGGAACTGATGAAGCCAGACGAAAAACCACCAGCCCCCAGCGAGGAGGATATCGCCAAACGTGTCGAGCCTAGAATGAAGGAGCTGCAAGACGCCATAGCCTACGTCGCCTTCAGAGGCTCGGTGTTTACGGAGCGCCGCCCTTAGCCAGAAACGAAAGGGGCAGCCTACCGAGAGAAAGAGCGCACAGAGTAACCATATCCGAAACCGTAGGACCAAGCCGAAGCGTGCTCCACACCCTGAGTTCAAATCCAGGCATGCGTATTCCAAACGGTATTCCACTGAGATATTTAACCGATAATTTTTCTTATTTATCAGATAGATACGCAGTCAATTCAGATTACCCCGGCCCACCATTTCAACACTGAAACCCGTCTAGAACGCGGGTTTCAGACCAGATTTGATGGCATTGGATTACTCACAGTCCGTCTGTGAATCCAAAAGGTATGCCATCATGTCCCAGCGCCAAAGCAAAACAGGTGTTCCGCACCTCGTCTATCAAGCCAAAACCGGCTTCCAGTACTACCTGACTTTCCCAAAGCATTTCGCAGCCAACCCCAAGCTGCCCGCGCAAATCCGGTGGGCGCTAAGTCACGACGAAGCCCTAGCCCGCGATCTCGCTAAGTACCTGAATGCTTCTTTCGAGCAGTTCCTTGCCAAGGCAACCGAGCACTACGTCGAGCTCTTTTCTGACCGCCTGCTGGTTGACCTCCAAAGGTTTCACCTTGCGGTAGCGGAAGCACTTAAATTCGCCGACCGAGTTTGGAAAGTCCGCCCGTCGCCAATGAAGCTCGCGAACCAAGACCTTTCGGTCGCCGACGCTCGCATGATGAAAGAGAGTGCCGAGCGTGTAGTGCTCTATAGCCACGAGCCAGGGGGCGAAATTTTCTTCGCA